AATTGTACAGTTATTAACCAAATCAAAATAAGTTTCTAGTTCTTCCATATTAGGAAGTTTATCAAATACATCTCCGCCTATTACAAACATATCGCATTCTATTTGTAGGGCTTTTAACTGTGCCCAAAGCATATTGTACCTATTTTTAGCCCAATCAACAGGTACGTTCTTCTGACCCAATTTAATATGGACGTCAGCAGTAAATAGTACTTTCATATTACCTTTATAAGACAGAAAAGCCCGCTAAGCAAAGTGTTTAGCGGGCTTATTTTTGGATTAACCTAATTCTTTAACAGCTTCAGACTCAGCACTATCTGTGCCTTCATCTTCATCAACATTGCTAGTAATTTTTTCTAGTAATGCTTTTACATCTGCTTCGGTGGGACGAGGAAATTTCTCATCAATAGATTTAGCCGCATCTGCCATAGCACGTTCTTCAGGGGTCAATGCACGTGGTTTGCAACGCAAAACTTGTAGTGTATACTCAACGTTAAATGCTAGTGGGCCTGTTTTAACGCGTTTAAATACTACATCCCAACCTGTATCATAATCAGTAGGATCACCCAAATCTTCAGCTGCTGTTACAATTTGCTCAAACAATTTCTTTTTAAGATTGAGTGCAACAACTTTTTGCGATTTAGGGTCTATACAGTTTACTGAGTAACTCCAGCTACATTTTGCTTCTGCAAAGTAGTCATTAACATGATCTTTTTCTACATTATCAAATTTTTCTTTTTCTCTGCTAAAAGCCAAGCACTCCACTGGAATGTCTTTATTATTAGTACCTTTTAGCCAATAAATGTATCTTGGTAGAACCCCACCGACTAAACGTACAGTATTTTCACCGTCTTTGTACTCGTATGATTCTACTTTATTTGATTGAGCTTTACCTTTTGTGTTTTTAAAGCTAAGTGCCATTTTCTATTTCCTCGTATTTAAAATAAATTTTGTTTTCTGTGATTTTTATTAGCGGATTGTTTTTTATTGTATCTAGGTTTATATCTGAATAGTATGAAAGATCAAGATATTTGTGGCCGTAGTATTTATATATAGCGTAATCTCTACGCCCCGCTAGTCTTATATATTGCGCCTTATATACCGTATCTGTAATTTTATCTTGAAATAATAATGCAGGGTTTATTAGAAAACTATTACCTTTTAAATTTTGAATCGGTTTGATTCTACTATATTGGTTTTTTGGAATAGTTTTTCTAATAAAATGCAAATTTAATTTCTCAACTAATTGAACAGGGTCACATTGAGTATTATTTTCTAGCAAACTAAGATTGAAGAAAAGTGGTTTCATGTGTTGCGACTCAATATATATTGTACCATCTTGGATAAGGTTTGGCAAGTGAAATTTTTTATACCGCCACAACCTCCCAACCTTTGCGTAAATACAGCCCTAACCTATCTGTATTTTGCTTTTTATCTGCATATCCTGCAAACTGCATATCTACTACAAGTGGATGCCTTTTGCCCTCATGTGGTCGCATAATACGGCCTACAATTTGTTCGAGTAAACTATCATTACTCATAGGAACTGCTAGAATAACACAACTCAATATATTTATTGAGATTCCTTCTGAAAAGATTTGTCTACTTCCAGCAATACACATTTTTTCTTTTGCAAGAATTTGTTGTTTTGCATACTGTCGTTCCTCAAATGTTGTATCACCAGTAACCAACAAACACGTTTCTCCAACATATTCTTTAACTTTCTCTAAGAATTCTACTCGATCTGCCACTATTAAAACACTGTGCCCATTAGCAATATGCATTTTAGCTATATCTGCAATGCAATGTCTATAGCTATCATTTTGAGTTAAATCATTAATTTTTTCAACCCAAGTTGCGTTGGTTTTTAATTTTAAATTAGTTTTAACTAAATGTACTAATGGAGGTAGTGTATTAGATTGTGGAGGTTTATAAATTGTACTGCCAAAATAATCTTTAAAAAGAATGTGTTTACCATCTTTTCTAATCATTGTGCCACTAAGGGCTATTCTATATCTAGCATGAAAACTATCTATTGTATGTGCAAATGTTGTTGCTGGACAGTGATGTGCTTCATCTAATATTATAGTGCCGAACTCTTTGGCTAAAATGTCTAAGTGTTTAACTATTGATTGAATATTTCCTATTACAATAGCATGATCTTCAATATCAAAAGTACCTCCACCTATAACACCTACAGGCATTTTAAATAGTGTTTCTACTTCTTCGATCCACTGATCACGAAGTGCAGCGGTATGGGTGATAACCAATGTCTTTTGCCCAAACTTTTTGGCAATGTGTAGAGCGGTGAAAGTTTTACCCCAGCCCACAAGAGCATTGATAAAACAAGTGTCTGTGACTTCATCATATATTATTTGTTGGTCTGGTCTTAGCTCAAATTGAGCAGTTGGAAAAGGAACAGGAACAAGAACTCTTTTATCTATTATTTCATAGTCTTCTGGTATTAAGTCTTGTCTGCCTTGTGGCATAGACATAATACCGTTGAGTAATATTTTATAATTTTTAATTGTTTCTATACTCTGAAACTTTTTTGATCCAGTATCTTTATGAATCTTATAAGTTAGAGTTTTCATAATTATTTTAGTGTGCTCTACACCTGGATTATCAATGTAAATCCTATTACTAATTATTGCTTTAGGCATTAAACTAATCTCCAAGTAGTCTTAATTGGTTCTTCGTAGTATCCGTATAACATATAGCCATGATTATACGTGATTATTCCCGCATAGAGTTCATAACTTTCAGGCATACGCATTGCTTTAAATCTTTGTGGTATATTGTCTAGTTCTATTACACAACCTAGTCCATCAGCAGGTAAAATTTGTTTAATTCTAAAAGTCTGTAGTTTGGCGCGATAAGATTTTTTGTGCTGAAATAGCTGTCCTATACTATCAATAAACCAAGTATTGGGTTTTGCTATTTTTATAATATCCATTAAAAAGTAGATGGCTGAACCAATTGGAAATAGATTAGTTTTTCCAATTAATGCAAGTCTACGTAAACCTAGTGTTGGTTTATCAATAGACTTATCATCAACTACTCTATAATTAGCTGTTTCTTCTGCTGAATCTATGTCTGCATATTGAGATTTGTAAAGAATAACTTGATCTATTGTTTCAGGCTTCTTTTCATTTAATCTAAACACGGGAAAGACTAGATCCTTCAGCTGTATAGTATTCTTCGAATTTTCCAAAACTGTAGTCATCTCCAATGTCTTGATCTACGCCAATTGGAAATCCTTGAATAGAACAACCCCAATCATGCTGTGTATTTCGTTTTAGTATTTCGCAGTATTGTGCCACATCTTCGTCTTTAACCATTGCCACGATCGAGTCATGAACAAGCATAAATATTTTAGCGTCGATCTTGGCTCTAACAATGTCATTAGCAGTACCCATAGCACCGAACAAATTAATATCACTAGCCAAAGACTGCACTTCAGCATTAATGCCGCTACGAACTTCATGAGCAGCAATACCTTTATCACTACTAAATACATTAGGTAAACGACGCTTGCGGCCGAAATAACTATAAGTATAGCCGTTTTGTTCAATAAATGTTTTTCTCTCATTTAACCACTGCTTTAATTTAGAAAATTTAGTAAAATATGCTTTAATATCTTCTCTGGCTTGTTCTACTGGATATGATTCGCCAGTAGCTTTGCTGACAGTTTGTGAAACTTTATTAGCACCTGAGCCATACAAAATACCAAAACTAATAGCTTTAGCGCTTTGACGCATTGAGCTATATAACTTCTTTACATCTTCTACTTCACAGGGTAAATTAAATACCATTTTAGCAATTGTACTATGAAAGTCACCACCACTGGTAAAGACTTTTTGTAAGTTTTTATCTCCTGACAACACAGCAGCATAATACATCTCGGCTGTTGTCAAATCTTGTGATACAATTTTATAACCTGTTGGAGCTTTAATGCAACCTTTGATAATAGGATCATCCCTAGGTATTTGCTGAGCATTGAACTTGCCACTACTACTAAGGCGACCACTAGTAGTAAAGATAAGATTGAAATTTGTACGAACACGACCATCACGATCAAGTTCTGGTAAAATCTTTTGAATATAGGTATTTTGGATTTTTCCAAGTTGTCTAACTTTTAGAATAGCAGCAGGAAGTGGGTGTTCTTCGCTTAATTGCTCTAAAACTTCCGCATCGGTTGAAATAGCACCTGTTGCAGTTTTCTTACCAGTTGGAGTAAGTTTTAAATAATCAAATAATACTACGCGTAATTGCATAACACTGTTAGGATTGAAAATCTTTTTAGTGTCTTCTTCAAATTGTTTTACTTCAGGAAAACTATAAACTGCTTCTTTAGCTTTGGCAATTTGTTCATCTAAGAATACATTGGCTTGAGCCATACGCTCTTGACTAATAGGAATTCCTACTTCCTCCATGTCCATTAGGAATAGAGTGCCTGGAATCATAATCTTTTCATAAACGTATCTTAATTTATCATTCTTTTGAATAATAGGCAAAAATTTATGAAACAACTCAAATGTTACAGCAGTATCAATACTAGCATAGCGACTGATAACATCAAAAGGAATGAGATCATAAGTAAAATCATCTTGCAATATGCCATTCTGCGAGCAATATGATTTTTTAAATTCGTCAAGTTCGGCATCGTAATCCCCATAATTAGTATATTTTAATGCTAATTGTTTTAAACCATGTGAGTCGGTTTCATCTAACACATAGTGCATAACCATAGTATCATGCACACGATCACGATTAAAGTCTAACTGAAGATGATAGCTAAGCATCTTATAGTCAAATTTCATATTGTGAAATACAATTTCAAATTGATTAGTAATTTGTTGTAGTAAATACAAACAGTCTTCGTCCATGCAATCTGTAAGAATATACCTACCATGTTTTGATTTGTAAGTAATTGATACACCTAATACATAACCATTACGAGGATATAGAGCAGTTGTTTCAGTATCCATTGCAACATAGCCTTCAGCATTATCTAATACTTCTTGCAAGAATTCTTTTGCTTCTTGAGTATTGTCAATGCCTTTAAAGTCGCCTTCAGCTACGCCACCCAAACTACCTTCTACATATTTATGTATTTTATCAACTGCACGTTGAAAATCTGGTTTGCCTTCAGGTTTAAAAGCAAGCATAGCTGGATTACTGATGGCTACAAATTTATCTGCTACTAATGTACCCGCGTAGTTAGTTACACTAGTAATCTTAGCATATTCTTTAGCTGCCTCTGCACCTACTAAGACTACTAAATCATACTCGTCTAGGTTAACTTCTAAGTCAACATCTTTTTTGAGTAATTTAGTAATTGGTTTACTACTCATGTGATAGTGGTCGTATTCAAACTGAAAATAGTCTGAATATCTGGTTCTGTTTGGAGCTTTGTCAATTAATGCAATTTTTTTCATAATTTTCCTGTTCAATACTTTATTATAGCGTATTTAAGCTAATTTGTCAAGTTTATTTTGTAATGTACTCAGCAATAGAATTTACTTCAAATTGATCTAATTCACCTGGATCTGATCCGTCTGGTAGTTTTATAATTTCAACTACAAATTCTTCTTGTTCAATTAAAGGTTTTAATTGTTTTGCTGCTTTTTCGCCTGCTTCATCCCCATCAAATAGTAAAAAGATATGAGTTATACCCTGAGCCTTATAAGGCATCAACTTCTCTTTAGTTTCAGACTGTAATGTGTTAGTTCCAAAACAACACACTACATTTTGTAAACCTTTATCATAAAGATTTAACATATCAAATATGCCTTCAACTAAAACTATACTACGTGAATTTGCAGGCATTTGTGGTGGAAATACTGGCATTTTAACACCACTAGGATAATTTACGTATCTAGGATTACCATTTGATAGTGTGTGCCTAGCTACGAATACTTGTATCTTATTTCTAACATCCCATATAGGAAAGCATATTCTGTCTTGTAGTTTTTCTACTTGATTAGTATAAAAAGCTTGAAACTGTTTAAGAGTTTTAGGACTAATACCACGAAAACTTTTAATAAAAGGAGTATGTCCAGTTGGAAACTCTAAACCATTATTACCCAATTTTAATATTTGCAATTTCTCTTTTAAAGCTGCAATTTTCATTGGAATAGGGTTTGTAAAGACCCCATAATATTTAAATATATTAGTTTTAAATCCACAACTAAAACAATGAGCAATACCACTGATCTTATCAACCCTAAAGCTGGGATTACTGTCTTCATGTTCAGGATTTAAACATTTGATTAAATAATCTCTACCACTTACACTAAAGCCCAAATTATTTTTATTTATTAGTTCTAGTACTGGATCACTCATTATGCATTCCAAGGTAAGTCTGCGTTATTGTCGTCTTGTTTTACTGATTCTTTTTTGCCTGCCTTTTTAATCGGCTCTTTGTTCGCAGGTTTATCCACCGACTGTGGACTGATGCGTAAGGTATCCCAGTCAATCGGACACGTAAATGCCATTTCCTTACCACCTCGAATCTTTGTGGTTTCAAAGCTAATTGCATTCGTTTCCTTATCGTGAGCTTCCATAGTAAGTGCGATATCTGCTGCATCAAGAATTCCTTTTGCAAATCTAGCTTCTCCATCTTTGTCGATTTGGTATGGAGAGACCATAACGATTTCGTATTTTCTAGCAAGATTTTTAAGTTTCTTGGAGATTTCAATTTGTGGTTTCCAATCATACTGATCTGTACCTTCTAATACAATTTGATTTACATAATCTACTACCACTAATTTTAGTTTGTCACCAAATCTTGCTTTGGCTTTACCAATATGTAAATCGATACTGCTTAGGGTTAAATTTCTGTCATCCACAATAATCATTTGATTATCTACTTTTAGTTCAAAGTTTCTTACCAGTGTTTCTTCAAATTTAAATCTGTCTCTGTGGCGCATAAAGTCTAAAACTGATTGGTCTGCGTCTTGAAACATACCTGCTCTAGCTTTGACTACTCTTAAAACTTCGTCGTCTATTAGTTTATGTTGTTTTAGGTTTTGTAAATTCACATTTGCTAGGATTGCTAAGTTGCGCTCCATAGTTTCTTGTGCAGTCATTTCAATTGAGAAATAAATAGAGGAATTACCAGACTCATACTGATTGACAAAAATATTACTACTAGTAATAGATTTACCAGAGCCTCTTTTCCCTCCAATAAGAATGAGTTCTTGCCTAGCGACACCGCCAAGCACAGCATCAAAAGTGTTATTAAGACCAAGGTAAACACGTTCTTTCTCCAAATCTTCTGGATGGCGAAACATCATCATGTCTGCCATTGTAAATACTTTCTCACTGGTGTGAGTCTTTTCTTCTATAGTTAGTGCTATAGTAGCTAAATTATCTTTTATTTCATTTGTATCATATAAGGGTAGTTTATCTACAAACTTATCTAATAGCTTTACTGTTTCATTCTGTGTATATTGATCTATTAGCGCATCAAGCGCTACTTCGGCTGAGACGTCAGGGACTTCAGTTAACCTGAGAGTAGCTAACGTCTTAGACGCTGGACCCTCCCGTAAGGTTATCTCAAGCTCGTCAAAAGACGGAACGGCACTATATTTTTCATAGTATTTATTAATTGAGCCGTAAAGGGAAGAGTATGCAGCGTCTAAAAATACTAACTTAAGACGTGCCCATATATCTAGGTTACGCTCACTAAGTAATTTGTTTAAGACAACTGCTGATGTATCCAAGGCTACCCTACTTTCGATTCATTATCAATGATAACTTGGTCAATAATTTCTGTAACTTTATAGAGTACAGATTCTCTTAGTTTTTTAATATCTTGTTGGTAAGCAGTATCCTTATCATACAATAAACTTAATTGTTCGTGTGTAATAAGTTGCTGTAACCCAAAATAAATGTGATCATAAGCCATTGTTGATTCAGGCATGATCTCTATTTGAGCAGCTCTACCATAATTGTGTACAGCTTGTTTAACGACTTCTTCTACAGTAAAAGAGTCATTATCGTGGTATGTAATTGTTACTTTCATTTTTGGACTCTACAAAGTAAAAAAGCTCGGGAGCTTTTATGGACTCCCGAGCTAATCGATAATAAACTATATCAAGCAACAGCTTTAGCTTCTGCTTTAGCTTTTTTCGCGGCTCCGTCATAGTCAGCAACTTTGATACCACGACGTGTCAACAAAGTACGAAGACCACGTTCTGTTTTATCAACAGCTTTAGCAATATCTGCAACTGTCATGCTAGTAATTGCTGATCCCAATGCTGTAACTGGATCTACAGTTTCTTTAGCATGAGAAACGCGTTGTGCTGGAATCTTAGCAATCTGACCTTTGCGTGTCAAACTCAATGCTTTTCCACGAACACTAGCTACAGATTTATTCAAAGCAGTAGCGATATCTTCAATGAAGCTACCTGCATCAGCCATTTGAATAAACGTGGCTTCTTCAGCATCGCTATAAGTGCGAGCTACTTCAACCTTTTCAGCAGGTTTAACTGAACCTGTCAACTCTAGGGCAAGCAATTTGCCTTGAATTTGTTTTGCAGAAAATTCGCCACCAGCAAAATTCTCAGCAATTTCTTTGTATGTCAACTGACCTGCATTGTTAACTACATAATTAGCCAATTCAATGCCTTGCTCAGGAGTAAAAGCACTTGTCTTTTCCTTAGCCATTGAAGCTACGTCATAATCAAGTTGACGTAGTTTAGAGGCTACTGAACGGGTTGTAAAACCCAACATTTCTGCAGCGTGCTCAACAGTGCCAACGCTAACTGGTGACTCTTGTCCTACGATACCAGTCAATTGGTCAACTGCTTCGTCAGACCATTTTTTAGTTTTTTCCGTCATTTTTTATTTTCTTTCAAGAAAGTATTTAAGTTTGTGATAATTGTAATACCGAGAGACTCGGCTTTTTTGCGTTTTGAACTACCCTTATCTTCTTCATCAACTAAATAGTTTGTGGCTTTCGTCACGCTCTCTACTGGTTGGTATCCCGCCTCTTCTAATTCTTTGTAGGCTTCGGATTTAGTTTTATAAGAAGATAATTTTCCTGTGATACAAACAGTCGATCCACTCTTTGTATTGGAATTCTTTTGTGAACGAAACGAGAAAGGCAAAAACTCTCTCATCTCTTGGAAATCAGTCTCAAACCATGCTAAAAGATTTTCTGTTACCTTATCTCCTAGTCCAGCTTGTTTGCAAGTACTGTAACTGATCTCGTCTACAGATGTAACCACTTCACACAATTTTTTACTTGCGGTTGAACCAACTAAAGGAATCGAAAAACTTGCAATTACTATAGCTAAATCGGCAGATTTACTGCGTTCAATTTCATCTAATAGTTTTACTGCTACTTTTTCACTTCCAAGTGCTTCAATTACTTGATCTTGATCTAGATAAAACAATTCTGTAATATCACTCAAGCCAAGTTTTTCAACTGTGCGAGCACCCATACCTTTGATACCCAAAGTCTTGCAGAAATGTTCAACTTTCTTTGAAAGCTGAGCATCACAAGCCGTGTTTCTACAAAAGAGCTGATCATTGACCAGTTCTAAAGGATAGCTACAGCATGGGCAGTCAGTTGGTATTTGGATTCTCATAGTTTATTTATCAATTTAAGTATCTATTATACTTGATTAAGCAGCTTAAAGCAAGTCGAAATTTCAATTGCCCTAAGCTAAAATTTTTATGCGTCTACTTTATGTAGTATGCAAGGAATAATTTCGCCACTTCTTATTACTGCTACCCTATCTCCAATCTGTAAGTCCAACATTTCTATGAACCCAGGATTGTTTAATGTAGCCCTTGATACTAAAGCATCGCCAATGTAAATTGGTTCTAGAATAGCAACTGGTGTTACTTTTCCAGATTTTCCAACTTGCCATTCAACATCTAATAGGGTGGTTTCGACGTGTTGAGCACGCTCTTTTTTAGCATATGCCCCTCTTGGATGTTTAGCGGTATATCCCATTTCATAGAATAGTTTATTGTCGTTTACACGAAACACTACTCCATCACATGGAAATATTTTGTCTAAGTCAGTTTCATTAATTACACCAAAACCATATGATTTTAGTGCACTCATGTCCTGTTTAAACGTATCAGTAAGACTAGGTTGAACACCATAAGCAAAAAAGCTTAAAGCCCTAAACTTAAATTCTTCAACTGATTTTAAATTTAATGCACCTGCTGCATAGTTACGACTGTTTTCAATATTAATTGGAGCTACAATTTCTCCAGTAATTTGATAAACACCCATTGCAGGAATTGTTTGTGGTACTATTGGATTATCCAAGAACTTATCAGTAACAACTTGTCCTTCAATCCCATCACCACGAGTAAGTACTCTAACCAAATTCCCATCAACATAAAGCAAGCTAAGGGCAGCACCGTCCAGTTTAATACTAGTAGCAATGTTAGAAATACCTTCAAGGGGTTTAATTTGATTTTCATCTTCATAATATTTTTGTAATGAATACATTTGATAAACATGACGCTCAATATTGCCGTGCTGTTTAGCACCCACTTGATTGTATCCAATTGAATCTGCTAGACGATCAAACTGCTCATCAGTAATGATGGGACTACCTGCATAATATTGCCTAGAAGCTAAATTTAGATATTGTTCAAGTTTATTCATTTATCTTACCAATCGTGTTACAAACTCATTCATAAGTTCTGCGTGTACAGGGCTATAATACTCTGATATGTCTGCTTCATCAAACCACCATTCAAGAGCTTCTGGATGGCAACCAATCATGCCAACATTGCCTTGAATAACTGCCATTGCATCGCCATTTGCATATGTAGCAACTGCTTCTACATTGTCACCAATAATAGCACAACCATCATAGAAATACATAGTTTCAGGTTGACCATCCCACTCTATTTCAGCTACTGTAGCATACTCAGTATCAATATCACTATTAGGTCTAGTAATATATTGATGTATTTCTGTATTGCCTACAAGGTCAAAATAATAACTATCAGCCCAGTAAGCACCCATGCAAATACCTAAATACTTGCCACCATTAGCCACAAAGTTTTGTACTGCTGTGATATGTTCATCGCTGAAAATATTATCAAAATCATCGCTGTCGCCCATACCACCTGGAAATGCTAATACATCAATTGTGCTTAAAAAGTCTTCGTTAAGGTCACTTAAACCAAATGTTCTAATATTATAGTCATTGATAAGTCCTTGAATCATGCCTAAAGCACATTCAGTTTCACATTGCGGATTGTGGATAAAAATTCCAATTGTTGATTTCATAATTTTTTCTCCCTTAAAAGATAATTATATCAAATTTAACCAGTATAATCAAGTCTGTTTTTCTGATATCTTATTAGCATAGTGCGTAACAATTTCTGTGCCTTCATTATTAGCACAAATATCTAGTAATCCATCTAACATTGCCTGTATATTTTCAATACTAGCAGGAATACTAATGCCTTCTTTACTTGCTTGCCAATCGCCTTCGTAAGTTAAGAAGTATTTTCTTAGTTGAATATAAATAGTTTCTCTAAACTCATTGACTACTAATTTAACTTGGAAACCTTTTTCCATGTTTTCTTCTATGAGTTTTTCATATAATATGTTTGAATCCATTATATTTTAACTCCTAGTTCTCGCAAATGCTCTAAACTTGCAAGTTCACTGGCTGGTTGATAGCATGATTGTTTCCATTTGTCTGCTAATAACCACATTCTGTAAACCCAACCGTGTTTTGGATCATTACCCATTTCAGCATCAATTCTAGCAATAGAATCATATCTAGCACTATACACTACTTCACCAATTTTAAATTTATCACGAACTGCTCCGTCTGGTATCAGTTGGGGGTCAAAATATGTGTGCCCAGGAACTCTAATTGGAACTGCATTTGTTTCTAAAACATTTTTAATAAATGCGGGGCTGCGAAAAGTAGATTTTGATATTGCATCTACTGTTTCGCTATTAAGATATTCACTAATAATATATACTACTTCATCATTAGTGGCAGGTTTGCCTCGTAGTTCAGCTCTACGTTTAGCACTACGTGCTTGTTTCTGTTTAAATTCTTCGAGAATACTACCTAAACGAGTAGTATTATATGCCATGCCTAACATTTGACACGCATCTTTTTTAGTGATTGGTTTCTTGCCTTCTTCTTCTGGTTCAAGTAAACGGATGATTCTGCTAATATTAGCATCTGTCATTTTTTCTTGTTCTAGTTCACTTTTTTTACGTGTTGCCATGTTAGTTCCTTAAATAAAAAAGGCAGCACAAGGCTGCCTATAATTATGCTTTTAAAATGCTTAAGAAATATACTGCTGCTTTACCAGTCAACTTAGACAAAATGTCTTCGTCAACAGGTTTACCCATAGCTACAATAGCTTGAGTCAACTC